CCTATGGAACTTTTTCTACTGGTATCAACATTAAAAACCTCCATAACGTTATCTTTGCCTCTCCAAGTAAGTCCAGAATCCGCAATCTTCAGAGTATTGGACGAGTTCTTAGAAAAGGAAAAGACAAAGTAAAAGCAACTTTGTATGACATTGCAGATGACATCTCAACCAAATCTAGAAGAAATTACACATTAAATCATTTCATAGAAAGAATCAAAACATATAATGAAGAAAACTTTAACTATGAAATAATTACCATTCAATTAAAGGTATGATAGAAGACGATTTTTATGCGACACTTAAATTAAAAACTGGTGAAGAAATCTTTGCTAAAGTAGCAGCTACTGAAGAGGAAGATAGAACTCTTTTGTTAGTATCTAATCCTGTCGTTGTAAATGAAATTAAAAGTAGAATAGGGATAGTTGGGTACAAGGTTGAACCTTGGTTAAAAACAACTACCGAAGACATGTTTATTATTAATATTGCTGACATACTCACGATGTCCGAGTCTTCCGATATAGAAATGATTATGATGTATCAAGATTACGTTAGATCATCTCAAAATGAAGACGATAATAATACTCAGATAAACAGACGCATGGGACGTATTGGCAACGTCAATGATGCAAAAGAGATCTTAGAAAAGATATTTAAGAAGAACTAAAGCCTTCCTATCAAACTCCACAAAGTTATTCTACTTGTATTTGAAAACTTGTCAAGTCTTTCGTAAGATGATATAATTCATACATATTATGAGATAAACTTATGATAAGACCTGGCATGGCTAAAAGAAAAAGGTCCGAACATTACGTTAACAATAAAGAGTTTCTTGCTGCTCTTATCAAGTATCGCGAAGATAAAGAGATTGCAGAACTGAAGGGTCTTCCTAAACCTCCTATTCCGCGCTACATTGGGGAGTGTTTTCTGAAGATTGCAAATCACCTTTCTTTCAAACCAAACTTTGTTAACTACATGTTCAAGGAGGACATGGTTTCAGATGGAATCGAAAATTGCGTTCAGTACATTC